AGGTCACAGCGAGAATCTCGGACGGACGGGCACGGCCGGTTGCCAGGATATGTGCGATCCGGGTTGTCAGGACGCGGGTTTTACCGGTTCCCGCACCGGCCAGCACAAGAACCGGTCCTTCCGTCGTTTCAACGGCAAGTGCCTGTTCCGGATTCAGTCCGGCCAGATAATCCGGGGCCTGCCTGGCTGCCATCGCCCTTGCCGCGATACCACCTTGCGGGCGCGGCGGTACAGGCGACGGGTCCTGCCGCGCAACGCTCGGCTGAAAGGGATCGTCGAAGGAATCGTCATACCCGCCCGGGTCTGCCATGATTTACTGGTCCAGTTGCGTAAGAGCGCTCAAGGTCAGACGGATGTGCCTAAACTTTTCGAGCATCATTCGGCATTCTATTCAATGCAGGATGTTCGAATGAGAACAATATAGCAACAAACTCGCTCTGGCGAGACAGAAAACCAAGATTTCGTGGGGACAAAAATGCCGGTGAAATCTGCAAACGACTTCCCGGAGCAGTCAATCCGCACTCAACTTAGGCAAACAGGCTTCAGACGTCTTCAGGGACAAAAAATCCCGGTCTGCCGTTTTGCGGCAAACCGGGATCACAGCGCTTCCATGTTGGGGTGAAGCGGTCAATATTCCGATGAAGCTTTATGCAGCCTCTTCGGAACGGACCTCTTCCAGGAAGCGATTGACGGATTCGGAAAGGTTCGTGGCGACCTCGCCGAGTTGCTCGGCAGACATGCTGAGCGTTTCGGACTTCTGACGTGTCTGGTCAATCGACCCCGAGACACCGGTGACATTGGTTGCAGCCGCGGTGGCCCCGTCGGACGCATACGTGATGCTCTGGGTGATCTCGCTGGTGGCGGCATTCTGCTCGTCCACCGACACCGCGATGGTCTCGCTGACGGAGCGCACCTCCTCGATTCTCTCGACGATTGACCGGATTGCCGCGACCGACTTCTGCGTGGAAGCCTGAACACCGGAAATCTGGCTTGCGATCTCGTCAGTCGCCTTGGCGGTCTGGGTGGAGAGTTCCTTCACCTCAGCTGCAACCACGGCAAAACCCTTGCCCGCTTCCCCGGCTCTGGCAGCCTCGATGGTGGCGTTCAACGCCAGCAATTTGGTAAATGTTGCGAAAGAGCTAAAAGCGAAATATGAAACTACATCTTACGTTATCTGTGCAGATGACGACAGATTCAATTTTGACACGGACGGGACTCCGAAAAATGCTGGCAGGAAATACGGCGAGGAAGCGGCAAAAGCTTGCCTTGGAACCGCCGTATTTCCAACTTTTACAAATCACGAGAGTCACCCGACTGATTTCAACGATCTTCACATCCTCGAAGGTCTTGATATGGTTCGAGAGCAAATTCTCGGTGCGCCGGAAGTTGAAAAGCAATACATCAACTGCCTTGGCCACAATGAGGACAGCTATTTTTACACCAGCTCATCGAACAAGCACATTCGAAAGTTGACGGCTGCAAATCATACTAAACAACAATTACTTAGTTTGATGGGGCTCGGGTACTGGTCGAGCATTTATCCTGCCGACAACGCTGATGGTGTGGATTGGACTTTGGCGATTGATGACCTGATGACCAAGTGTCGAATCAAGGGCCCTTTCAGCCTGCAGTTCGTTCGTTCCACTGGATTGTGGCGGGGAGATGACGGGAAGCTCGTTCTGAACACTGGCCGAGAATTGGTCATTGATGGCAAGAAAAAGGGCTTTCATAGCCTAAAATCGCGCCATATATATGAGCCTGCCGACATGGTTTTGCCTGTCCCGAAAAGAGTTGCGACGGCCGAGGAGTGTAGACACTTCTGTGATCTCTTGGATATGTTCAGATGGGCCAGTCCTTCTCATGCTCGCTTTCTGGCGGGTTGGTTGATGGCGGCGCCTGCCTGTGGTGCTTTGAGATGGCGACCTCATGTGTGGATCACTGGAGCCTCTGGGGCTGGTAAATCGACCATTCTCGGGGAGGTTGTTGAGCCTATATTGTCAAAAATCTGCTATTTCATTCAGGGGCAATCGACTGAAGCTGGCATCCGGCAATCCCTTGGCAACAAAGCGATCCCTGTTTCATACGATGAATTTGAGATGACGAACCAGAAATCTGGGACTCGTGTGGAAAGTGTCATCGAGCTGCTCAGACAGGCCAGCTCGGACAACAATGCTCGCGTGATGAAAGGATCTGCCGATGGTCAGGCGATTCAGTATTCTTGTACCACGATGGCCATTATGGCTGCCGTGAACACAAATCTGAATTTCGAGGCCGATAAGAACAGATTCACTATTATCGAGCTTTTGCGTCACAAAGGGAACAAAGCAGAGTCTGCTGCCCATTTTCAGGAAATTGAGAAGATGCTCGACATCCTGACTCCTGAGTTCGTCGAGGGTTTTTATGGCCGAATCATTCATTTCTGGCCGACTTTCAGCAAAAACGTGCAGACCATCTTCGACCAGATCACCAAGCAATATAATGCTCGGTTTGGCCAACAGTACTCTGTTTTGCTGGCCGGATGGGCTCTTTGTCAGTCCGACAGAATCCTGTCAGATGATGATGCGAAATTCATAGTCAACAGCACGGACCTTGAGCAAAAGCTTCAAGATCAGGGCGAGGATGATGAGACAGATTGCTTTGGCTATTTGATGGCCAAAAAGGTGAGCATTCGAACAGAACATCTTTCGACAGACATCCTTGTCGGGGAGTTGATTCATAAAACTATTGACGCGCTACAACGGCCAGCCGGATACGGCCATAGTTCAGGAGTTGATAAGGAATGGGTGAACTCGCTGATGAATTATGGGATGCGAGTGAAGGGTGATTACGTCTATATTGCCAACAATCATCCCGAGATCAAGTCCCTTTTTCGCGATACGAAGTGGGTGAATAACTATGATCGGTCATTGAAGCGCGTTGCTGGTGCCGACTCAAATGATAATAAGTCTCAGTATTTCGGTGCTGGACTGTCTAAAAAGTGTACGCGATTGCCTATTGCGTCATTCAAATCAGAATAATTTCTGACCCCGACAGAAATGGTTTGCGGAATTCTTCAATGATTCCGCAAACCTGACCTTCTGACCAAAAACTTGGAAAAAGAGAGAGACTCCTATATATAAAAATAAAAAAAACTAAAAAAAGCTCTCTCTATATATATATCTATTTAAGGATATAAAGTTATAAAGTCAGAAAAAGCTAAATGCGCTGTGTTATTAAATACTTAACGTCCTGCGTTGTTTCTGACCTAAGGTCATAAAGGTCAGAAAGGGTTTCTGGACTATGAACTCCAATTTTTCGTGCGATAATTTGGAAATGAACACTCTGGAAAAACTAGAAGCATTGTTGAGGTGGTCAAGGGCTCAGGGGAGTTATCAAAGCGATCTCCGAGACATTGAATCGCTCATGGATTGCTACTACAGGCAGGGTGAGCAATTATCCGCTGGACAACATGCCGCAATGGAGAACATTATATCTGAGAACAGAATTATTCTGGAAAGTTACGCGAATTGAGAGTTACGGATGAAAGAAACAAAAAACATCAAATTAGTCGCTTACCTCAGATTCATCGGAATCTATCCCGACACAGTTGAAGTCGTTTCAAGAGGTCGAGCCAAATATCACTTCAAAATGGATTCAAAGACTTGGCTTCAGTACAAACAGGAGTTCGACAAGTCTGATTTTATCAAGTACGCCGCTTGCATTGATGCAGTGGTTGATCTGGCTTACTAAGAGAGGTCTTGATGGCCACACTTAATGACAAGCAAAAACTTTTTGCTCTTGAGTACATGGTGGATAGAAATGCCACAAAGGCCGCCGAACGTGCTGGATACTCCAAGAAAACAGCAAAACAGCAAGGTTCTCGACTGTTGTCCAATGTTGACATTCAGGCGCTAATTCAGGGATCACACCAGAAAAGAGCTGAGAAGCTCGAAATCACTACTGATCGGGTTGTTCAAGAGATAGCGATGGTGGCTTTTGCCAATATGGGCCTTGTTTGTGATTGGGATGAAGAGGGGAATCTGAAGCTGACAGCCAGAGACAGCATGAGTCCTGAGGGACTGGCTGCTTTGAATATGATTCAAAAGGTGGATACTTATGCCGAGGGCGAGGTCGCCAGCACAAAATTATCTTTCAAACTGAACGACAAGCTCAAAGCATTGGAGCTGCTGACTAAATACTTAGGAATTTTGGATGGATCTGGAGCTAAGAAAGACGATACAGGAAGCGCCAAGAGCAGACTTCTTTCGATTACTAAACGAATTGGACTCGGAGCCGGAGGAAGTGGGCAATGAAGCGATTCGCATCCGATGTGAAACAGACTTCCCTCTATTTGTGGAAATTTTTCTGCCTCACTATCTCGAATTTCCTTTTAACTCCTTTCACAAGAACTGTTTCAAATTTTATGAACGACGCGGCGTGGCGGTACGAACAGTGGACTGTGCGCCTCGTGGCTATGCGAAGTCTACCGTCAAGACGTTGTTCAAACCGCTCCATGACATATGCTATGCACTCCAAAAGTATCTCCTTTTCATCTCCTGTACTAAGTCACAAGCAATCGAAAAGCTTAAAGACATTCGGGCTGAGATCATGTCGAACGATCTGCTCATTGCTGTTTATGGAGTCCATTTTCCGACTGCGAAGGCTGGGGCGGAGGCTTTTGAGGTTTATTCTCCGGCTGGGCAGGTCTATTGCAAGACGGTTTCCAGCGGGACTGAGATCAGGGGCCTCCGATATCGTGAGACTCGCCCGTCAAAAATTATCTTGGATGATGTCGAAGATTCGGAAGAAGTCCACAACGAAGAGCTCCGAGAAAAAACACTCGCGTGGTTCAATGAGGTTGTCGCGAACTTGGGATCCACTAAAACGGACATTGAGATCGTAGGAACCGTCCTCCACGGGAAATCACTTCTGATGTCGTTGAAAAACAATCCGGCGTACACCACCACAATTTATCAGGCTGTCATTAGCTGGGCAGACAATAAGAAGCTTTGGAACGAGTGGCGGGGCATTTATAACGATCTGGATAATGACAATCGGCGCGAAGATTCGGACAAATTCTACGAAGAGAACAAAGAGGCCCTTCTCGAAGGGACTGAGGTTCTTTGGCCAGAAAAAGAGTCATATCTCTATTTGATGCGAGAAATGGTCGAAAAAGGCAAAAGAGCCTTTATGAAAGAGAAACAGAACAAACCTTTGCCTAGTGACGAGGCTTTATTTGACGACATTTGGTGGTACACTGATACGGTCCAGAATGGCGTTGAGGGAATGCTGATCGAGAAGACAGGCGTTTTTATCCCCAAAAACAAGACCTATTCGTATGGAGCGATGGATCCGGCCACTGGCGAGAGCAAGAGCAAAAAGAAGACAAAGCTTGATTTCACCTGTATTCTATCAGGGCGCAAGGATTTGAAGGGGAGGCTTTTTGTCGCCAAGGACTTCACAAAGAGGGCCAAGCCGACTAAATATATTCAGGAGATCTTTGAACACCATGATGTGATGGATTATGAGAAGTTCGGCGTCGAGATAAACCTCTTTCGTGGGCTTTTGCTGGAAAACATCAAAAGGGCGCGTCGAGAGATCGAGCAGGATAGAAAGAAAAGAGGTGTCAGCGATTGGGGTATTAAAGTACCATTCTACGAGATCGAGGCACGAGAGAAGAAAGAGAAGCGGATTTTTACATTAGAGCCAAAGGTTAACAATGGCTGGATTTTATTTAATAGGAATTTGAGCATTGAGTTTATGGATATGATTGAACAATTTCCTTCAGCAGACCACGATGACGGTCCAGATGCTCTGGAAATGCTGTGGGGAATGGTTAATAATAGATACAAGCCAAGTCCGGTCAGTCTTAACGCAATGGGGAGCAGATAATGGCGGAACAAAAAAGATTTGCCGGATTAGCCAGCAGGGCCGAATTGAAAGCAGCAAACAACCTTGGAACAGTCCTCAAAAAAGAAGAGGGCTCTTTGCAGTTTCGACGGCCTGACCTAGATGTCTTGGATGCCTATTATGAAGGCAGACAATACTCTGGAAAGCCTGACTGGGATGCAGGATCACAAGATGGTCAGCACGTTCCAATCCGTGACAGAAAGCCTCGTTTGCAGTTCAACTTCGCAAAAGTCATGTGTTCTCGTATCGCTGCAAAGCTTGTCGGCAACAAAACCTTCCCTCTTATGAAGGTCGAAGATGATCCTGATACCGAGGAATTCATCAACATCATCAAAAGATCGAGTCGAATCAAGGCTCAGTTGGCTGAGCCTGTTCGTCGTATGTGCGCCAGTGGATCTGTTTTGGTCCGCTTCTCTATTATTGGCCAAACTTACAAAATTCAGCATTTTCTATCAAAATGGTGTTTCCCAGAGTTCGATGCTGCTGGGAACATGGAAAAAGTAAAAATTCAGTATGTATTCGAAGACCATGAGGATCTTGACGAGAAAAAGCGCCCTAAGCGCAAATGGTTTCGAATGGACCTGATGAAAGATAAAGACATCCTCTTCAAGCCGAAAGAGTTCGACAAAGATGAGGGTGAGCCGAAAATGGAAATCCAAGAGGTTGCTGACCACAATCTTGGTTTCGTTCAGGCCGAGTGGCTTAGAACCAGCGAAAGCCCGAACAGCATTGATGGTGATTCTCTAATTGCTGATATTTTAGGCTTTGTCGACGAATTGAACTATAATCTGTCACAGACTTCGACGGCCATTCAATACAATCAAGATCCTCAGTTGCTCCTTAATGGAATGGATGAGGAAGAGGTTGATGAGTTGATTCGGAGCTCTCAAAAAGCTTGGCAGCTTGGTCGAGAAGGAAAAGCAGAGTTTCTTGAGGCTGGAATGTCCGGCGTCGAGGCTGCAGAGGGATTTCGCGACAAGATCAGAGTCGCTGTTCAAGATTTGGCCAGAGTTATTCTGTTGGATCCTGAGAAAATGGTTGCTCACGCTCAATCTGCAAAGGCAATGGAAGTTCTCCATGGTCCAATGGTTGAGTTGATTGAGGAAATGCGGCCGATGCTCGAAAAGGGCATTCAGTCGATCATGCTCAAAATGGCCCTTGCCACATTGATTCAAAATGAGCGTGGAGCCGTTGTTCCTGTTCAAATCCCTAAGGGATATCAGCCGAAGAGCCTTGAGCTCACTTTGACATGGCCTGAGATCTTCCCTTTGACTTTGGAGGATCTGAGAACAAAAGTCTCAATCGCCACCACTGTCTCAAATGCCAACTTGATAAGTCGAGAGACTATGATGAAATGGATTGCCGGAGACTTCGGTGTCGAAAACTTTGAAGAAGAGGTTGAAAAGGTAGCCAATCAACCTGTGATTAATCCGTTTGGAGGGTTCTAATGGCAGACAAGCCTAGATTTATAAGAAAAAATGGAAAAGTTGTTCCTGTTGGTGGCAAAAAAAAAGGCGGCTCAGCAGATAACAAGAAAGCGTCTAAAATTGTCAAAAACTCCCCTTCGAAGAAAAAGAAGGTCGGGAAGGCTGAGAAAGTCGGTCCAAAAGCTGGTTTCGTTGCTGGTGCAGCGGCTGGTTTGGTGAAATCGAAGGGCGGGGCCGGATCTAAAGCTCTGAGTGCTGCTCTCGGTGGAGTGATTGGAGCTGGGGCTGGTCGACTTGGCGGAAAAGCAGTCGATAAGATCAATGCCTCAAAGAAAAAGAAAAAAACAACACAGGGGTTCTAGATGGCCAGAGCAAAAGCGTTGATGCGTCTCGCACGCAAGAAATTGAATAGAGCAAAACCCATCGCTCAGCTTGGTGCTGTCGGCGCTTTTTCTGGTGCTGCTGCGGGATTCTCAGGATCTCAGGCGGGACTCAAAGGGGCTGGAGCAAAAGAGGGTGCTGTCACCGGAGGCGTGGCAACGGCCGCATCGGCTGTTGTTTTTCGAAGAATCAGAGGAAGATTGATTCCTATTCGTGTAAAGAGAAAGTAAATGTCAGGACCAGTCACAAACACAAACGGAGAAGAGGTCAGATTCGTTCGCATTCGTGGGCGGGTTGTTCCTATTAAGAAAAAGAAGCAGTCATCCGTTGCTGGTCGCCGAAAAAGCAAAAAAAGTGGAAAATCAGTAAATAAAAAGGAAGTGGCAAAGGGCACGGGAATATTCTCTGCTGGAATTGCCAGTGGAGTTTTTGGTGGATCTGTCATCGCTGAGTTCGGCGCAGAGACGAGAAGAGCTCGAAAAGAATCAAAAAAACTCTTCAATAAAGGTTTCAGGCTACAGAAAAATGCTGCAAAATTCGAAGGATCCCAAGCTGATTTTCTTAAAAAACAGGCGAAAACATTCACCAAGGCGGGCGCTCGACAAAGAGATCGTTCTCGTCGCCTCGGAAAACAGGGCTTTGCTATCGGAGCTGGAGCGATTGCGGTTGGGGGATTCCTCTCTGCCGCTGGTTTGCGTAGATCTACCGAGGGAGCCACAGGAGAAAAAACAAACCTTGGCCAAGAAGCTTTTACAGACCTTGGATCCGCTGCAGCCTTGGCCGGAGCGACCAATGAGTTCGGATTGAAGAGTGGCAAAAAAGGAAAGTCCGCAGCCCGCGCATTGAGAAAGATTCTCAGTAAAGGAAGGTTGTAATGAGAGCCCTATTTGATGATACAATTTTCATCTATAGCGGTGCTCACGGACGAGGCCGCGTCTAATGCCTGCCAAAGCCGGAAAAGTTATATTTAGACGCATTCGAGGCCGACTCATTCCTATCAGAGTGAATAAGTCAAAATCCAGACGAGATGTCGGAGATCAGCTCCAGAGAATCAAGCAAAAGAAGACTCGCTTGGCTCGAATGGACAAGGCCATTGATAAAGAATTTGGATACACCGATTTTTCTGAGGAAGCTGGCTATATCGACAGAAAGGCTCGAATGATCGACTTTTCTGAGAGAAAGCAGGGCGGTGGTGGCCAGAGATCCTTGGATCATAGGTCAATCGAGCGTGTATTTGAGTCCAAAAAGGCCAAAAACAGATCAGAAAATATGTTCCATTTTATGAAGGAAACTGACTCAATTCGAATGAGTGACAACGGTACTGACATTTCCTTCGACATGGTGAAAAAACCGTCTTCTCGTCAAATTAACCAGATGAAACGGATTGCTCGCCGAAAAGAGACTATATTTGCCGACCACACTGAATTGAGTGGTGATGTGAAAAAGTCAGGGACATTTGGATCAGTGGATGAGATGATCCGTTCTCTTTTCGGAGATGATTGATGCCCTTTTTCCAAGATTCGACAGTTACCGAGCTGATTCAGGCCAATATTGAGCGTTTGGATAAGCTTGAGGCTGATCAGCAGGAAAAACTGGTCAGGATATTTCGCGATGTCAGGACTCGGCTCCAAGATCGTCTTTTGACTATTCCGGCAGGGACATTCACTCAACAGCAAGTCAGAGTCACTTTGGTTCAGATCGAATCGGCTATTTCTGCCCTAAAAAGGGATCTTACGGATGGAATGATCGAGCCCTCCGAGGTTCTTTCTGAGCAAGGTGTTCAGGATATGATCAAAGAGGTGAATAAGTTCTCAAAGAAATTCGAGGGATCAGTCCAGCCTCTCAACCTCAATGCTGCTTTGGTTGCCGCAGATAGTCGAAGCTTTCTCGTTAACAAGTATGAGTCCAGCATTGCTGCTTATGGCGAAGATTTGAGATCTCAGATCACCTCAAACATTATGCAGGGAATGATTGCCAGAGAAACGACTGAGCGAACTGTTGGCGAGATGGTGAATGGAATTGGTCGATTTTTTGCCGGAGAAGAGTGGAAAATCCGAAGAATTGCCAGAACCGAGCTCCACAACATCTATAATTTCTCGAAAATGAATGCCATGATCGAGACAAAAGACAGCTTGGTGCCTGATTTGAAGAAGAGTTTGATGCACCCTATGGATCATCGGACAGGTGAAGACAGTAAAAAATTGAATTCTGATAATCCAATAGTAGACATCGGGCAGCCTTTCAGGTTTAAATTTAAGGGTAAAGAGCGAGTTTTCATGTTTCCGCCAGACAGACCAAATGATCGTTCGATCTTGGTTCCGTACCGGAAAGCATGGGACAAAGCCAGTTAGTTAAACAAAAGGCTAGAGGCCTAAAAAGGAGTTACGATATGCCAGCAGAAAATGGTACAATAGAAAATGGAAACGGTGAGAACGGCGACAACGGAAACGAAGGCGGCGATCAAAATACGAATTCCAACGACCAAAACGGACAGGATCCTGATGGTCAGCAAAATGCAAGTGGTGGTGATAATGGGGATTCTGGTAGTCTCGATTTTTCTGATCCAAAGGCGACTGAGGCTGAAATTAAAAGGCTTCGGGCTGAGAATGCAAAACATCGTACACGGAACAAAGAGCTGGACTCTAAGTTCACAGAAACGAATGAGCGACTTGGCAAGTTTGAAAGTGGTTTGAAAAAGCTATTTGGCGAGGAAGAGAATGATCTCACCCCTGAGCAGCAGATTCAGACTTTGCAAGAGCAAAATGAAACTCTTGCAGTGCAAACCGCGATTAAAGATGCGGCTTATGAATACGGCATTAAGCCAGATAATTACGAGTACTTTGAGTTTTTGGTCAATAAAAGGCTGGGCACTCTAAAAGACGGTGAAGAGCTTACGGAAGATGACATTGACGAAATCGCTAAGAAAGCGAATGGATCAACGGCAAATTCCAACACAAGCGTCGGAGCTGGTACTGGTGATGATGGTGGACAGCCTCCGGCGAATGACGATGGGGAATTAACCCTTGAGGAGTTCATGGAAATGGGTATCAACCAAAAGTCGATGCTCTTCTCTAAGCAACCGGAACTTTATAAGCGACTGGCATCGCAAGAGCGGTTGGCGAAACAAAAACGCTGACTATACAAGGAGTAAGAAATGCCAGCAACAGTGAGTACAGATTTCGTTTTCGAGCCGAAGGTGTGGAAAGAGCACGTCGGAGCCTATTTTCGCGATAAACTTGTTTTCGGAGCCATTGCGGTTCAAGACGACGAGTTGAAAGGCGAAGCGGGCGAAACAATTAATTTTCCTTATTTCGAAAAGATTGGCGCGGCTGAAGAGCCTGCAGAAACGGCTTCATTGACCGTGGACAACCTTTCGGATGACAGTTTTCAGGCTACTGTAAAAGAAGTCGGCAAAGCTGTTGGTGTTAAAAAGAAGGCTTTCAAGGTTTCGGCTGCCCGAACTGAGAAAATCATCCAAGAGATCACTTCTCAAATTGGACGTGTTCACGCTGAAAAAGTGGATAACGACCTTTTCACTGAGATGAATCTTGCTTCGAGCCATCAGGCGGTCACTGCGACCATCGCTGGCACGAACATTCGTTCTTTGAATGAGATG